TCAGGAAAAAGCTTCCGGTCTTGCAGCGAAGAGAAAGAGAGGAAGCAAGTCAGCGTCGATCAAAGACAACCTGCAGAATATACAGGAAGGTGATATTGGCAGGATCGTGCGTGAATCATGGCAGTACTTTGACAGGAAACCTCCGAAGGATAATGCTGAGATGGCGGAGAGATTGAACGACTATTTCAGGCAGTGTAACGAGGGACAGATACCTACTGTAGAGGATATGGCTCTAGCTTTGGGAGTGACAAGACAGACTCTCTGGGAGTGGGAAAATGTCCGAAAAGTGAACCCCGAGCGTGCTAACATGATAAAAAAAGCCAAGGAAATCATGGCCGGAATTGATGCCAAACTGGCCGCAGAGGGCAAGATCCCGCAGGTGGTCTACATCTTCCGGGCGAAGAACTTCTACGGCATGAAGGATCAGCAGGATGTGGTGGTGACTCCGAATGTGGATCCGCTCGGAGACCGCAGGTCTGGCGAAGAGTTGACACAGAAATATCTGGACAGCGTCAAGGGTGCTGGGATGATAGAACAGAAAAACGATGTGGACGACGGACCGATATTCGCGGAAGTTGTAGAAGAGCCTCAAGCCGCTGATTTTAACTCCGTCCCCGTCTCCGACGAGTTTAAAGCAACTAACCGCTCCGCTCCGGATCTTCCGTCGGACCGGATGGATTGCACGCAATGATACATGTATAATTGTATACAATCGACGTCGCTGCGGCCGGTCCTGGTATTGGATCCCCGCGGCTGGAATGGTCCACAAAGTGGATATACCGTTTCAAGGCGTCTATTCGCCTCTGTATGCGCTTCTAATGGCTTTGTGGTACTTTGTACTATAAACGCGATAAAATCGATTCTAGGGGCTTCTAGGGGCCTTGTACGCGGTCTGTACAGTATCGGGCAATACAGGCATGAAAAAAAGCACCTTGTAAAAGGTGCTTTTTGTTTACCTACGGAGCCATGAAAACAGCTTGTTTTTAGGTTTTGTCCAATGATTTATATGTTGCTGCAGCGTTTCCGCGTCGACGTATGGCACTATGTATTTCCCGGTGTTTTCAGGATCCATGTATATACATTGACCATAACGCGGAAGAGTTTCTAAACCGGTTATACCTAAAATATTGCGGCTATCTTGTGCGGATCTTGTACGCAATCCGCAACGCGCGTCAAAATTGCATTTTATTTCAGTTGGAATAACTTTTGCAATTGGAGTCTGCGTTGCTAGTACGATATGGACCGCGGCTGCGCGGCCGATTTGTGCTAAACGCTGTATAAGCGGTTTAACGCGTTTATCAGTCAATATCAGATCTGCAAATTCGTCTATAATGATATAGACACCGGGACCGGTATATTTTACAGTCCCCGCTTTTTGCATGGCTTTATACCGGTTTTCTGTAATAGTCATTGCAATCTGCAGCGCGTCGTACATTTCTGCCGGTTCCGACGCGTATTTGATTGTATGCGGAAGTGTTTTATATTTTACTAATTCGACGCGTTTCGGATCGATTAATATAAACCGGTATTTGTTAGGACCGTCAAAAAGTATGTTATAAATCAATCCATTGATAACTACACTTTTTCCGCTTCCTGTTGCACCTGCAATAAGTAAATGCGGCTGTGTTAACATCCTATCAAACAAAGTATATCTAATACCTGTACACATAGTTTTTCACCTTTTCCTTTTTGTGGCTTGTTTTCGGTTCCATACCTGCAGGGACCGTTTACAGATCCCCGCAACGCTTGCGGCCTAAATGGCTGTTTTGAGTCGCCGCAACGACTTATTAGTGTTCATCGGCATATGTCGATTCACCCGCCATGCACCCGCGTTTTGCCTTTTTGCAGATATCGCAATTTCCGGGACACTTGTAAAGGGTATTGAAAAATTCGGCCGGGTGGTTTTTATTTCCGTCTTTCATTTTGCATGTAAATATCGGGAAATCGTAGGGATTACACAACGGCATGCCGTCCCATTCACTAAACATGATAGTAAAGTTAGCTGGAATGGCGTCGCGGCCGTTTACGTCGCAATAATCATTTACAATAAGGTGCATTTTGGTGTATGTCCAAAAATACCAATTCGGATGGTTTTTTGCAATTTCAACCATGCGGGTAAAATAATCAATGTCCAGGATCTCACCACCGACATGCCACCTAAAATATTTGTTTTTCCGCGGGTGGCTAACATATTCGTTAATTCCAGCGAAAAAGCTTTCTCTGTATTCCATCGCAATTACAGTATTGCGGGCGCGTGCGTCGATAACGTTCTTATAACGACCGGCTTTGATATCGTAGCAAAAACCGCTGCAATGGCTGCAATTGCCGCATGTAATAACGGGTGCCGTCGAAACGTTGTGAACACGGCCTATCTTGCTATTTCCTTTTGAGATGGAAATATCATGATATGTGATACCAGGATTTTTAGCGTATTCTTTTTCATGTTCCCGCATGCTGCTATAGATCTTGTTAACATAGTTGCGAATTGTTTCATTACTAAACATATCTTTCCCCTTTACTATAATATTGAATAATTGTAAATGTTGCTTTTATTTCGACCGCGTCGCCGCGGCCGTTGTGTTATCTTGTTTACAGTTACTATTATATAAGATAATAATAAATATTGCAATAGTTATTTACTATTTATCTTGAATAATTGTAACTTGATGTTTTTACAGTTTTACAGGATCTGTTTTTTATACCGGTATTCGGTCCGCGGCTGCAGATCTGTTTTTAAAGGCCTGTTTTCCGTTGTGGGATCCCTATACAGGCATGTTGTTTGTGTATTGTCTTGTGATCATGTTCTGCAGCTTTTTTGGCATTGCGTGCGGATCTTGTCACCGGTCCGCGGATCTTGTCACCGGTCCGCGGTCCGCGGCCGTTGTGCGCGTGCTATCCCCCAGGGGGGGAAACCCTACCGGGGCCTGGCGGCGCGGGGGAAGGGCGAAAATACCGCAAAAATAAAAAAGGACTAAATTTACAAAAACTATTGACATATAATTGTAAATCAATATAATAGTAAATGTAAGGAGGAGAAAGCAATGATCGAAACAAACAGAGCATGTGTCTACACACGAGTATCCACAGCAGAGCAGGCGACTGAAGGTTATTCCATCGAAGAGCAGGAACTTCGTTGCAAGGCCAGTATTGCTGCACATGGATGGGAGTACGTTGGTACTTATAGTGATCCTGGTATCAGCGGTCGCACTATGAATCGCCCCGGACTGCAGCAGATGCTCAAAGATATCGAGGCAGGACTGATCAATGCGGTGGTTATCTACAAGCTGGATCGTCTTTCCCGCAAACAGCGTGACACAATGACCATCATCGAGGATTGCTTCCTGAAGAACGAAGTAATACTTGTCAGTTTGAACGAGACGCTGGACACGTCCACTCCTTGGGGAAGAGCCATGATCGGTATCCTGTCCTCCTTCAACCAGATGGAGAGCGAGAACATCCAGATGCGCACGCAGATGGGCCGTGAGGCAAAGATAAAGCAGGGTGGCTATGCCGGTGGCAAGCCTCCGATTGGATACAAGGTCGAGAACGGCGAACTGGTTGTTGTTCCAGAAGAGGCCGAGATCGTAAAACTTGTCTTCAGTCTCAGGAAACAGGGTGGCACCATGATGTGGATCGCCGATCAGCTGAATCAGCGGGGATACAGAACGAAGACCGGGAAGGAATTCAAGCATTCCGCCGTACAGACTATTCTCAACAACGAGGACACGTACAGAGGCCATTATCGTTACGGTAAGGGTGAAGTGCAGAATCAGCACGAAGCCATTCTCACAGACTGAAGGAGGTATCATAATGATCACAAGAGCATTTGCCGAGAACTACAGGGACAGCTACGAGAAGGGCATGACCGTTGAGGAGTACGTGGAGTTCTTCCACGACTGCCAGAAGATCGCGGTGGAAGAGGACATCGAGCCGGAGTTTGTTGCATTGGATGACGAGGACCTGCGGGAACTTGCCCGGATGGTGATAGAGTTGAACGAAGAAGGGTGATGATCAAGTCATCACGAGTCCGATGGGACTGGAGTATATCTCCGGTCCTTTTTTTTTGTTTGGAGGAGTTATGGATTACGAGAGACTATGTACAGGCATCATATCTGCCATTGACAGACATCCTTACGACGCTGCGGCTTACGAGGACTTCCTCTCCCTGTGCCGGGACGCGCAGGAGAACGCTGCCGGTGACCCGCACGGGTGGAACCACCTGCTCCTGAGGCCCAGGATCCTGCGTGCGCTGACTGCGGCGGCGTCCGGAGGGGACTTTGAACTTGCGCAGAAGTTTGACAATCTGTTTTTTAGGTCGCTCCTGTTCGGAGCCAGGGATTACTTTGACGACTACCTGCAGGCTGTGGAGTACGGCAAGCCGTACGACAAGAAGTTCTACGCACCCAGACGCCACTACCTGAAGCGGTACGTGGATGCCTACCAGGAGGTGCTGGAAGGGAAGCTGGACTTCCTGTCGATCTCCATGCCCAAGCGATGCGGGAAGTCGCAGATGGGGATAAATTTCGTGAATATGCTCTCAGGCAGGGAGCCTGACAGGTCCACGTTGATGGAAGGCACGGGAGATGATCTGGTCAAGTCCTTCTACCTTGGCTGCCTTGAGTACCTACAGACGCCGAACGAGTACCACTTCTACGACATCTTCCCTGACTCCAAACTGGTACAGACCAATGCAGATACGAAGATCGTGAACCTCCTCCACAGGTCGAGGTTCCCTACCATCATGTGCAGGTCCATCGACGCCAGACAGGTCGGTCTGTCTGAGGCTACGAATCTGCTCTACCTGGATGACTGCGTGGAAGGCCGCGAGGAGGCGAAGAACAGACAGAGACTGGATGACAAGTGGGAAGTGATCTCAGGTGATATCATCGGCCGTGCCATCGAGGGTACGCCCATCGTCATCTGCGGCACGAGGTACTCTCTCTACGATCCCATCGGCCACCTGCAGGAGGAGATGAAGAAGCAGGGCAAGAGGATGAAGATCCTGGAGACGCCTGCGCTCGACCTTGTGACGGATGAGTCGAACTTCGAGTATGAGAGGGAAGGCAGGAAGGTGTTCACCACGCAGTAC